CGTCAATCACCACGGCACCTGTTTTGTCTCCCTGCCGCAAATATACAGGCTCAGGGGCGATGGCATTTTTTGTGTCAAGAGTTACTTTGTACGTTCTGATTGCCATTTGGTATCAGTCCCTCCATTTTTTCCAAATCTTTGTAAGTGTCTTTTGTATCAACGAGGCGCTGATCCTCAAATCCTCGGCGCTTGCCTTTCAGTTCCCAGCCAAACGATGAATCAGGGCTGTCTGACGAAACGATGAAGTAGTCCTTGCCACGTTCAGAGACCCAGAAATGCGCATCACTGTAAGCTGTCAAGAATACTTGATAGGGCTTGTCTGTATTAACCAAATCAAAAACGAGCGGATCAATGTCCACTCGCACTGTTTTGTCTTCTCCCGTTTCGGCCTCGCCAATATCGCCGACATAGTTTTCAGCTAACTCATACGCAGGAGTGGCGCGAATACCATCACGGGTAACTTGTGCGGCGTTCTTCGATCCGCTGTAAACGTAGAAATCTCCCCAGACGCTCGTCTTGCCTACTGTTACTTGAAACTGAGCATTGTTACCACCGTCAGCACTCACGTTGAACTTCGAGTCATGATATATCCACATTCCGCCGGGCTGTTTACTGACAAGCGGAGACATTAGTGAACCATACAGATTATATTGCCTGTTTTCCGCTGTCGCTGTTGCTGGCAGTTGAAACACCGGTAGACTTCCGCCAGTGCTTCCCCCCTGGTTGATACTAAAAATCGATCCTGGCTGATTCCATATTGCGAATCCATTGGGTTGACCTGTTGCACCATCTGTTGTCGCAGTAAGCGAACCGAACTCGAAGTCATCTTTGCTGATCCTCATTGAGCCGCTCTTGAGTGATATACCAAAACCGCTGGCGCTTTCTGTTTTAAAAGCCACACCTGATATGAGATTGCCAAATAGTCGGTCAGCAACAACACCATCAGCAGTGACGGCACTTTTGAATGTTTGGCCTCCATCTGTAGAGACACCTAGTCCAGCACTGTTAAGGATAACAACCTTGTTTGAGTCTGACTTGTCAACAGCAACAATTCCTTGATCAGTGAACCTGAGTTCTGTTCGTGCGGCAAGAAGATTATTAGTAGCCAATTGCACTTGTGATGTTAGCCATTCATTAGGTACTGGGATCTTGCCAGCGGCCACATTTGATAGCGTTGATTGTGATGTCTTCTGCTGTTCAGCAAATGACAGGCTTCCACATTCAACTTCCGTTTTGGTTCGTGTGCCGCGAATATCATAGTCACTAGTCACTTTTATGATCCGAACCTTGTCACTAAAATTAAGGTTCTCATCGATCACCGTGATATAGTCCCCAGGGTTTGCCATCGCGTATTTGTAGCCGACAGATTGCAAGTCAACAAGGTTTAGGGTGAGTGAGATGCTCCAACTCTTGTCGACTTTCTCTTTCACAGCAGCCAGCAAATTGCCAGCAATTGTGTACCGCTCATCAGCAACAGGAACCGCTTCAATTGCTCCAAACTTTGGATAATAGTAATCGTACAGCGGTGATTTGTACTCAACTTCTAAGCGTTGGCTTGTGGTGTCATCAGGATTGCTGTATGCACCATATCCGCGGCCATAGGTAGCAAAGTTTGTGTTATCTGTCTGAATTTCCGCTGTATCAAGGTTGAATTTTTTGCGAACGATGGTAGACAGATCTGATCCCATTGCTGGGACGATATGAATCACGGTGCCTTCAACAGAGAACTCAACGCTTGCTTGATCGATGATGTCATTGAATAGCGACAGACGGTCACTCATGCCCCAATCTTGTTTCTCAAAAGCTGAAACCGAGGCTGTGTTGTCGTACGTATACCCAGTGCCCGCGAACAGAGCGTCAAGATAAGTTGCAAACGGGTGCGAGCCATTCCATGTCTCATATAAACCGGTCTTGCTCATTTTGTAGAAAAATGACTGAACGGCGCTGAACGCAACGGTATTCTCTTTGTCGTTCTTCTTGTATGTGACAACAACGTATTCTTCATCAAGGAACGACAGCGTCCAGCCTTTGGCGATGTTTGCCTTAACATCTTGTCCAAAATAGATTGTCCCGGATAATGACTTCTCACCATTAACCGCATCGGTTTTCTCAATCTCACATTGGGCTTGATATTCATTATTCTCAACGTCTGTGAATGTAATCAATAATCACGCCTCCTATGCGTACAGATTTTGGAAACCAAGAATCCTGACTGTGCCCAATACATTGCAAGTGATTCGGTTCGGCTTATCTGGCTGCAAAACAAAATATGCCTTGTTCGTCTTGCTGACGATGCTTAGCCCATTTTGTGTGTAGCTAAAGCCGCTAAACACAAACACGTCACCTGAAGCCACGGGACCGCTATACGTCATCTCAGTGTCATCTATTTTGAACGACAGTGAAGACGCTGGACCTGTCGCAGTTAACCGAATAGAGAACCCTTGTTCGAGCTGATTACATGGGACAGTCCCTCGGTATGGGACATTGCTGACAACATCAATATCGGCCTGTGGCGTTTCGCCGTAAGGCAACTTCATCGTCTTGAATTCAGCAGTTAGCTTATACAATAGTGTTCCATTGACGTTGCCAACTAGCTCCATCTCAGGTGCTTCCGTATAGACTAGGAACCGCTTGTGAGATGGATAGTTGCTCAACTTATCATAGTAACCGCCATACGTCTCACCCGGCCGTTCCATGGCCATACCGGGCGTTGTTTTAAGTTGAGTGATGTAATACCCGTCTGGGTCGGAAAGCAGCGCATACAGCTTCTCACGAAGCGTTTCTTCTTCGTCTATGTCGTCAGCACGGTAGTACCCGGTGATATTGATTGTCTTGTCTGTGTGCCAGCCTCCAAAGTCGATATTGCCGTTTCGTTGGTCGAGCTGCTTGCTGTTTCGAGTGACCGATGGTGCTGACTCCTCGAAATCAGTTATTAGCACCTTGTATTGGCTTAGGTAGTAGCGGCTACCATCGAGCTTTTCAACTAATAGATCCATATACTACCCTCCAATCGGTCGGAAGTAGCTGCTAACGGCTGCGTCATTAGCGTCTGCTTCCTTGACAATGCTATTAATGCCATTCTTGTCAACGTTGTTTTGAACGTAGATGTTAGGCGTGATTCGTTCACTTGCATCAATTGACTGTGTGACATCTCCAGAACTTAATTGTGTACCAGCCATGGACAAGTTGCTTATATTTGCCGACATGTTGTCAGAAATATCGCTTGCCATTCCGGACACCGTCTTCTGAACAGCCCCGAATGACTTTTGCAGTCCTTGATTCAAGCCATCCATGATTGCATTACCAGCAGGGATCAAGAGCTTTGCATCATAGCTGATAGGGCCTTTATGCTGGCGAATCCAAGAAGCAATCCCGCCAACAAATGATTGAACCTTGCTCCAAGCAGCAGTTAGGCCGCTGAAAAAGCTGTCCATGATAGCACGACCAGCGGCAAGCAGATTGATATTCCTTAGTGCATTGAATCCATTCCGAATTCCATTAACAACATTGGACACAATGCCTGTAAATCCGCTCCAAACGCTTCTGGCGCCATTCACAATGTTGCTCGCGGCTCCCATTACAATTGATCTGATGCTATTCCACGCTGACGAGAAGAAGGAAGTGATGCTGCTCCACAGTCCAGAGAAGAAACCGGGAAGAGCATTCCATATGCCCTCTGCAGTGCTAACTGTGCCACTCCATAAACCAGAAAGAAAAGAAGCAACACTATTCCAAATGGACTCAGCGGTGGAGACAATGCCATTCCACAATCCACTGAAGAATGAACCAAGCGCGTTCCAGATTGCAGAAGCGCCTGAAACAATACCATTCCATACTGATTCGATAACAGACGTGAATAGATTCCATGCCGTTTGGGCATAAGTTGTAATCAAATCCCATATTCCTGAGAAGTATGTGACAAGCCCAGTCCAAATCTGGCTGGCTGCTGTAACAATACTTGTCCAGATAAGCTGAAGGTCAGCCCCTAACTGTGTCCAGCTTCCCGTAAGAAAATCTAGCACGATCAGAATAGGACCCATAATGACAGCTTTCAGCATATTCCAAACACCAGTGGCAATTGATACAATTCCTTGCCATATTGTCGTTAACGCAGGTCCAAATGTGTTCCAAATACCAGTA